GCTAAGGACATACTATTTGAATTCAACGATGAGATCACAAGGATCAACTTCATCAATATCGTTGAACCATTCCTTCGTGATGTACAGTCCAAGCGTGGTATTCAAGACTTCATCGTCATCTGCGATGAGACAAATAATACTCCTGCTATCATAGATAGTAACGAGTTCGTTGCTGATGTTTACATCAAGCCAGCAAGATCTATTAACTTCATCGGTCTAACCTTCGTGGCAACACGAACAGGTGTTTCCTTTGACGAAGTTATTGGAAAAGTTTAATTAATCCACTTTAGGTAAAAGACCAATGGCAATCAATTCCCAAAACCCGCCAAAGACTTCGGATAGAACTATAGATAAGTTCAAGTCGAGGTTAACGGGTGGTATTGCAAGACCTAATCTGTTTGAGGTTGTTCTTGCTTTCCCTGATGGTGCTGTAGATGCATCAGTAGCAGACATAGATCCTAAATCTAGGTTCCTTGTCAAAGCTGCTGCACTTCCTGCATCCAACATCGCTCCTATAACTGTACCTTTCAGAGGTAGACAGTTAAAAATTGCAGGTGACAGAACATTCGATGAATGGCAGATTACTGTAATTAACGATACAGACTTCGCAATCAGAGGTTCTTTCGAGAGATGGATGAACTCCATGTCTAAAGTATCTGATAACGCAGGTAATATCAACCCAGAAGATTATACTAAAGATGCATATGTCTATCAACTAGGTAGATCACCAGTCGATTCAGCATCACAATCATCAAGTGAGAATATGCCTATCCTTAGAACATATAAGTTCTATAGTGTATTCCCAACTCAGGTATCACAAATTGACCTTTCTTACGATTCTTCAGACGCAGTTGAAGAGTTTACTGTAACCTTACAGGTTCAGTGGTGGGAAGCAGCAGGTCAAGGTGGCGATGTTGCTTGATTTATGGTATAATAAATAGAAAGGTATAAGAATATCTCTCTATAAGATGGCAAGGCTGTTTGGATTTAGTATTGAAGATAAAGACGACCTTCCAAAAGGTGTAGTTTCCCCCGTTCCTCAGACAGGTGAGGACGGGGTTGACTATTATATACAGTCTGGTTTTTCAAGTCAAGTAATAGATCTTGAAGGGATCTATAAAAATGAGCATCAAGCAATAAGAAAGTATCGTGAGATGGCATTGCATCCAGAAGTGGATAATGCTGTAGAGGATATTGTAAACGAAGCAATTGTATCAGATACAAATGATTCTCCTGTAGAGATTGATTTGGATAATCTAAATGCATCTGATGGAATCAAAGATAAGATTAGAGAAGAGTTTAAGCATATAAAAGATCTACTAGATTTTGATACCAAAGCACATGAGATTTTTAGAAACTGGTATGTTGATGGTAGAATATATTACAACAAAGTTATTGATATAAAAAGTCCTCAAGATGGTATACAAGAACTAAGATATATTGACGCAATGAAAATGCGTTATGTCCGAAAGGAGATGAAGAAGGATGATAAAGGTTCACAGTTATTCAATACATCTAATGTACATGAATCTGAGAAAGTATATTTTCCAAAGATAGAAGAGTATTTCATGTATACTCCAGAACCACGCTATCCTACTAACATGGCAATGGGTGGTGCGGGTACTGCTATGAAAGGAGTTAAACTTGCAAAAGATTCTATTACATATTGCACATCTGGTTTAGTAGATAGAAATAAAGGAACTGTATTATCATACTTACAAAAAGCAATCAAGTCACTCAATCAACTTAGAATGATTGAAGATAGTCTTGTTATCTACAGATTATCAAGAGCACCTGAGAGAAGAATATTTTATATTGATGTTGGTAATTTACCTAAGATAAAAGCAGAACAATACTTGCGTGATGTCATGTCTCGTTATAGAAATAAATTAGTCTATGACTCAGGTTCTGGTGAAATAAGAGATGACAAAAAATATATGTCTATGTTAGAAGACTTCTGGTTACCTCGTAGAGAAGGTGGTAGAGGAACTGAGATTACTACATTACCTGGCGGACAAAACTTAGGTGAATTAGCAGACATAGAATACTTCCAGTCTAAGTTATACAGATCATTAGGAGTTCCTGAGTCAAGAATTGCGGGATCTGGTGATGGATTTAATTTAGGTAGATCATCTGAGATCTTAAGAGATGAACTTAAGTTCAGTAAGTTTGTTGGTAGATTGCGTAAGCGTTTCAGTAAGATATTCTTAGATCTATTAAGATCACAATTATTATTAAAGAATATTGTTACTCCAGAAGACTGGGAGATTATGTCAGAGCATATCCAGTTTGACTTTATATACGACAATCACTTTGCAGAATTAAAAGATAAAGAATTGATGGAAGGTCGTTTAGGTTTACTTGGTATGGTAGAACCTTATGTTGGTAGATATTATTCTACAGAATATATTAGAAGAAATGTATTGCGTCAAAAGGACGCAGAAATTGTAGAAATAGATGAGCAAATTGAGGAAGAAATTGCTAACGGTGTAATACCAGATCCTAATCAACAAATGTTAGAATTTGAACAGGGTGCTATGGGAGATCCAATGGCAGAAATGGGTCAAGAAGAGGCTGCTCCTGCACCGCAACCACAGAATATGCCTAAAGAGAATGAAGGAGAGATATAAATAACTTTATCAGTATAAGATATTATGATGGAAGAACTCGTCAACATGATAGCAACAGATGCGTCTGCTGCGGATATTAGCGATCAAATCAAGGATATTCTCTACGCAAAATCTGCAGAGAGAATAGATGGTTTGCGACCATATGCTTCTAACGATCTCTTTGGTAATATAGAACCAGAAGCAGAAGCTGAGGTAGAAACTGAAGTTGAAGCACAACCAGAGGAAGAGGAAGAAACTGATGTCTAACAGAATTCTGTTACTCGCAGATGAAGTAAATGTACCAACAACAGCAGGTACAGGTGTTAGTTTTACTCAAGCAACTTGTGTGCGTCTTTATAATGCTAACGCTGCTGACAGAGTAATCACAGTTCAAGAAACTAGAGGCGGTACTGGAGTGGGTACATTCACACTCAAAGCAGGTACTTCTGAGATTCTAGAAAAGCAACCTGCGTACACAGTGTTTGCTAGTGGTTCTGATGTCAAAGGTGTTAAAGTAGGATTTACTGGATAACAAAATGAAACTTATCACAGAACAGATAGATGATGTAGAAGTTATCGTTGAAAATCGCAACGGTAAAAAATCTATGTTTATAGAAGGTATCTTCTTACAAGGAGATATTAAAAACCGCAATGGTCGTATGTATCCAATGGAGACTCTACGCAGAGAAGTCACAAGATACAATGAAGCATTTGTGGAATCTGGTCGTGCGGTTGGTGAACTTGGTCACCCCGAAGGTCCTACAGTAAACCTCGATCGTGTCTCGCATAAAATAGTTTCACTTAGAGAAAGTGGATCTAACTATGTGGGTAAGGCAAAGATCCTATCTACTCCTATGGGTAAGATAGCACAGAACCTTATTGACGAGGGAGTCAAACTTGGTGTTTCATCTCGTGGTCTTGGCACACTAGCAACTAACAACGAAGGAGTTAAAATTGTTTCTGACGACTTTACTCTTGCTACTGCTGCTGATATCGTTGCTGATCCTTCTGCACCTGATGCTTTCGTTCAAGGTATAATGGAAGGAAAAGACTGGGTTTGGGATGGCGGTGTTGTTAGAGAACAACTTGCCAGAAAAACTTTTAAGCAAGTAAATACACTTGTAGATAACAAACAACTTGAAGAAAACAAGTTAGGACTGTTTCAACAGTTCTTATCGAATCTATAGATTTGATAAATAAATACAGATTAACTAAGATCTATTCGGAGAACATCGGAAATGGCCGCTAAGGAATTAAACGAAATGGACAATCCTGTAACAAGGGGTGCGAAAGCTGGCGATCCTATGAAGAAAGTTGACGACTCCACATCACCTGGAGCATCAGCATCTTATGAGGATCTCGGAGGACCTACACCTCAGAACTACAAGTCCACAGACAACTCTGCTGCACTAAAACCTGCATCAGTTAAAACGGTAAAAGATATCGTTAACAAAGGTGCTAAAGCAGCAATGCCAATGGACAGCATTGGTACTGAAGTGTTAAAGCAAGGTGACAACGCAGAAGCAGAAGAATCTGCTGAAGTTGTTGCGGAAAACCCTGAGACAGAAGAAACTACTGTAAACGAAGAAGAAGTAACTCTCAATGTAGAGGAAGATCTTGCTGCGTTATTCGGTGGTGAGGAACTTTCAGAAGAATTCCAAGAGAAAGCAAGGACAATTTTTGAAGCTGCAGTTAACTCAAAAGTTAACGAGATTCAAGAAGCGATGACCGAAGAGTACGAGAAAACTTTGACAGAGCATCTAGAGGGTGTTAAGTCTGAGTTGATCGAGCGTACAGACGCATACTTGGAGTATGTCTCTGACGAATGGTTAAAAGAAAATGCGATTGAAGTCGAGCATGGTCTTAAGACCGAAATGACTGAATCATTCCTTCAAGGTATGAAGGGACTTTTTGAAGATCATTATGTATCAATTCCTGATGACAAATATGATGTGCTAGAAAGCATGGTAAATAAACTTGATGATATGGAAGGCAAGCTCAATGAGCAGATAGAGAAAAACATCTCTCTCAACAAGAGACTCGGAGAATCTACAGCAGATGGTATTTTTAGTGAAGTATCCGAAGGACTTGCAGAGACACAAAAAGAGAAGTTAAGATCTCTAGCTGAAGGAATAGAGTTTGAGGGTGAAGACGCTTACCGTGAGAAGATTGTTACACTTAAGGAAGGTTACTTCCCAAGTACTAGCAAGTCTAAGGTTTCAAGCAATAAATCCGAAACCATTTCGGAAGGTATAGCAAACGAGGAGATTGTCGATAACGGTCGTGCAATGAACTCCTATCTTTCTGCCCTTAACTTGGGTGGCAAAAAATAATCAACCACAAATTCAATTCTAAGTACAATGTACAATGCCGAAAAAATAATGGAGAAGTGGGCTCCATTGCTAGACGCAGAAGGTGTAGATCCTATTAAGGACGCACACCGTAGAAGCGTTACAGCAGTTCTTTTAGAGAACCAAGAAAAGTTTTTAGCAGAGCAATCTGCATTTGAGAACGGAACTTCAATGCTTACAGAAGCAGCTCCTACAAACAGTGGTAATGCTGTTGGTGCTTCTGGTGCGTTCAGTGGCGGTCAAGCTGCCGACGCTGGTCCTGTTGCAGGTTTCGATCCAGTTCTTATCAGTTTAATCCGTCGTTCAATGCCTAACCTCGTTGCATACGAGTTAGCAGGTGTTCAACCAATGAACGGACCTACTGGTTTGATCTTCGCAATGAGATCTAGATTCACTAACCAGTCTGGTGACGAAGCATTCTTCAACGAACCAGAATCAGCATTTTCTGCTAACAAGGCAGGAACCAACATTGGTCAGGCAACTCAGGGTGACTACACTCAAGGAGTTGACGATGACGGTACAGTTGGTTTCGGTTCTACTGGTACACAGAGAGGAACAAACCCTGCGATCCTTGAGAACAATGCATCTGACGCTGTTCAAGCACAGTACTCAGTTGGTCAAGGTATGGCAACTGGAGACTCTGAAGCACTTGGTGACGGAGTTAATGGTGACTTCAACGAGATGGCATTCTCCATCGAGAAAGTTACTGTTACTGCTAAGTCAAGAGCACTAAAAGCAGAGTACAGTTTGGAACTAGCACAAGACCTTAAGGCAATCCACGGATTGAACGCTGAGGCTGAGTTAGCAAACATACTTTCTTCAGAGATCCTCGCTGAAATTAACAGAGAAGTTATCAGAACGATCTACAAAACTGCTGAAGCAGGTTCACAAGTCAATGTAGCAAACAACGGTTTCTTTAACCTTGATGTTGACTCCAATGGTAGATGGTCAGTTGAGAAGTTCAAAGGACTTCTATTCAACATAGAGAGAGATGCAAACAGAATTGCACAAAGAACTCGTCGTGGAAAGGGTAACATCATCCTTACTTCCGCTGATGTTGCTTCTGCTCTAACTATGGCAGGTGTACTTGATTACACTCCTGCATTAAACGCAAACTTACAAGTTGATGACACAGGCAATACATTTGCAGGTACAATCAATGGTAAGTACAGAGTGTATATCGACCCATTCTCAGCCAATAGTGCTCAAAACCAGTACTATGTTGTAGGATACAAAGGTACATCACCTTACGACGCAGGACTATTCTATTGCCCATATGTTCCTCTACAAATGGTAAGAGCAGTTGGGGAGAACAGTTTCCAACCTAAAATTGGTTTCAAGACAAGATACGGTCTTGTATCAAACCCATTTGCAGAAGGAACTGCTCAAGGTCTTGGTAGAATTACTTCTAATAGTAACAGATACTACCAGAGAACAGTTGTTCAAAACTTAATGTAATTCATATTACATATCTTTTAAGGAGGGTGCTTGACACCCTCTTTTTTTTGTGCTAT